AACAAAGATGTTGGTGTAGTAAGAGAGCTTACGCTTCTGCTTACGTGCAACTTCTTTATCTGCATCGATGCCAGAGTTCCACAGCTTACGATTGACTTCACCGACAGGATCCTTGCCACCAATAGTAGTCAGGGAGTTCTCGATATACCAACCACCAGGACCCTGGAAGGCGTGGGAGTACACCTTCGCCCAAGGCATTTCCTCTCCATCAGGAGCAGGAAGGAAACGAATGACAGCGTAACCGTTGCCAGAGTTATCGAGTTCAGGTTTCCAGAGACGATCGTCTCCACCCTTACTAGACTTATTGATCTTCTCTGCCTCCTGGACTAGTGCTTGGAGAGACGAGGTTGAACGCTTTTTAAGATCGCTAAAAGACATTAGATTCTTAGATTGAATTGGATTTGGTTTTAGTGTTGGGTCTTACGCTGAATACTGTGCAGCCCAACGGAGTTATTATAGCACGGGATTGATGGGACTTGAACCCACGACTTCTTGCGTGACAGGCAAGCGCTCTAACCAGCTGAGCTACAACCCCAAGGTGGGCAGGGAGGGATTTGAACCCCCGTAGGCAGAGCCAGTGGATTTACAGTCCACCTCCATTAACCACTCGGACACCTACCCTTGTTCCCTTTTAAGTTTGAAGTAAAGTTTATAATAAACTTTCTTCATATCATTGAGAGTATTCATATCCTCTTCAAACCCCATATATTTGAGGAGCTGAGAGGACCCTTCTAACTCACTGAGTAATCTTAGCACGTTGACGGGGTGTCTGTCAAGACCCCCGAAATCATACTGACTCATAAGTCTCCGAATTGATCACGCATATCTTCCATTGATTTTTTCTTTGCGGAGTACACACCATCAATGTATCCAGACCTATATTCCCAGGTAGTTCCACCCTCAAGTCCTTTCGATGGGTTGATACAGGTTTCATCACCCAGTTTGTTGCAAACTAATCCAGCAAGATCTAGTTCACTTTTATCATAGGATGCAGCTGTACCACTGAAGACGTGCTTACCATTAATCCAGATCGCACTGCATTTAGGACATTCTTTTCTCTCAAGTTTGAGATCCGACAGTTCCTTATCCATCTTTGTTTAATTCTTTTATGAGTTTGTTGTATTCTGGCAAGTCTTTAATGAGTTGCTGCTTTAATTTCCTACGCATCAACATCATTCTAAACTTTACCCAAGAATAGCGAATATGCAAATCGACAAATGCGAACAGTCGCATTGTTTCTTCCGTACCTGCATAGGCTACCAACAGAATAATTATTAGAGCTGTAATCGAGAGTCCAGTAGTAGATGGATCCATTAAGCACAGAGCTACGTTGACTTATTTATTGTAGCACTGCTATACAGATCAGTCAAGTTCTGCAATAGTTCTTTTCAAGGTGTCAATCATCTCATCGATATTATTGAAAACGTCTTTGACACAAACGTCTTTGGGGATTCCAATGGCATCCATTACCTTACGGACATCACTAGCCATCAGTGCTGCTGTTTCGTCATCATTCTTTGACAATTCAACACGCATCCACAATATCCTTTGCTTTTCCAGCAAAGCTTCAATGAGATTTACATACTCTTCCCGCTCGTCAGCTGTCATAGCGGGAAAGGCAAGCGTCATCTCAGCAAGTTGATCTTGCATCGAGTTAATAACTTTAACTTCTTGCTGAACGACTTCAGATTCCTTGAAATTCATTTCAAAATAGCAGCTTAGCACGACTAGTTTTCTTGATAAAGTTAAGACGCTGAGCATCAAACTTTAGTTTTTCTTTTAGTGGTTTCGAGATTAGTTTATTGACAGTATCAATTTCGATACTATTCATTTCGCAAAAGTGAACTACAGCATCGATGTAGTTCATTTCATTGTTATCAATAACTAATTTTTCAATTTCACCAGCAAATTTTGTAGCAGTCATAAAAGAATTTTCTATTTCATCAGGTTGTTGAGGCATTTGACATCTCGTATTCTTTAATTGCCTCAAGTAGCTTGATAAAGTGAGGTTCTTTAACTGAAGTTTCTACAATTTGACACTCACCATCTTCGCAAGCAACGATGGCAATGAATTTTTCTACTTCAATCTTGTAATGTTCATAGAACATATACCCATAAGCACATAGCTGTGGGAAATAATCCTGAGCGATGTATGGTTTCTTCGGTGACTTAGATGTCTTGAAATCAATCACAGACAACACACCGTCAAACTCTGCAATAAGGTCTACTTGTCCAGCAATTTTTAACTTGTCTGACCAGAGCATCCCCTCAACTAAACGAGGACGATCTATCCTATCTATAACACTTCTGGAAGTGTGAAACATTTGGACGGGCAAAGGAGAGTCCTTATGATCATCCAGGTTTAGTTTGTTTAAGATGTATTGCTCAGCAATACCGTGGAAATTTGTGCCACGTTTAGTAGCACGATTAGTGGTACGGTTGGCAACCTCAGCTCCAACACGATTACGCCACTTGGCAATTGCTTCTCTCTTCTTCTTACGATTAGAGAGCACAGTAGTAACAGAGGGGTAGTGCCTGTCTCCTACGGAGTACAAGCGCCGCCCCTCTACAAGACCACGTTTTAGTGTAACAGAATCTAGAAGTTCAGAGTGATCAAATTTTTTCATTGTAACCTTGGTTGATCTTAGAGACCAGATACGATCTAACTAGACCAGACCTTACAATATCCTCAATGTTGAATTCAATCTTCGACATCTCGGGCATACCCTCAAGGATCTGCATAAAATCTAGAATACCAGTACGTTCTGCGACCTTTTGGAGGTCAGTTTGGGTAGCGTCACCAGCAAACATAATTTTGCTGTTCTCTCCTACCCTAGTGATTATACTATCAAGCTCGTGAAAATTCAAGTTCTGAAATTCGTCCACGATTACAATAGCATTATCAAGAGTCGTACCCCTAAGAAAAGAAGTAGACCAAAAGCTGATAGTTTCTTGACGTTGTAGGTCATCATACAATGTCTCAAATTCTTTGTCGGTATACATCGAGAACATATGCTTTACCATATTCTTATATGGAATCTGATAAAGAAAGCTCTTGTCATCGTGTGTGCCAGGAAGAAATCCAATCTCTCTGGTAGCAACCAAAGAACGAACAAGATAAACTTTTTCGTACGGAGAGTCTTCAGACAAAACTTCTTTCAATGCATTATAAACAAGGCAGAATGTTTTACCTGTGCCAGCACATCCATAAGCATAGATGTTCTGACCCTTAGCATACTCTTCCCAAAGTTTTTCTTGGGTCTCTGTCAGAGGTTCAATGTTTCGCATAAGAGATGAATTGATCGGTTTAGATCTCTTCATCTGCTTAGTAGAAAGGACAGCAGAAGACTTTCTTCTTGGCATAATCTGTGTTGGTTATTTGTAGGGTTTGACGTTAGATCCAGGCACTTGAGAAACTTTTTGGAGGACTTCATTCCACCCTCCATCAGTTTTATTTCTCCAGTCTCCAACCTCTCCCAACCCAGCTACGCCAGCGGACCAGTCCTTATCCCAATCGGGATTGTCCTTTCTCCACTGCTCGTAACTTGAAAGAGAAAGATTTAATTCCTGCTTTTCACCTGTAGTATTGTGCTTTACTGGATAGATCGGCATACTATTTATTTTAAATCGGTGTACTTGTCTTTGTTTTGTGCACTGTATCCCTTTTCCCAAGGGTTAAGTCTTTGAGATCCCAATTCCAGCTCAATAGAATCATCAGAAGTAGTACCGCGCATACCTCTTTTGTGTTCATACTGTGCTTGTCTCGCTGACCTATCGGAGCTGACCATTTGTTCAGTGTATTGATCTAGTTCTTCCTCAGTGATGGGTTCACTAGAGTCAACTTTATCAACGTGAAAATCAACTGATCCACCTTCTCCTAACATCTTAGGAGCCCCTACTATTCTACCATACTTTTTGATATCTTCATCAAAGTGACTGATTTTATTTGCACGTTTGTCAGTTACCTTATACTTGGTATAGTTTTCAGTTGGATCTTTAGTGTCATTCCACGAAGCAGGGTCTGCTGGTTTAAATTGACTTCCTCTTTCTTCGGGAGTCCTAGTATTCAAATTCATATCAGGATAACTAGGGAATGAATCGTCAGATTTATCCGCAAGGTATCTAAGCTTACCAGGAGCAACACAGAGTTGAGGATTCATTTGAAGAAAATCTTCCAACCCTTCAAATGAAAGATACAATTCACCTACACTTTCTCCAGAACCCTTATCATTAAATTCGTATAGTGGCATTAGAATTTCATCACAGTAATGTATCTAGGAGTGTAAGCTGATGTTACTGGTGGTCGAGCAGAGTGTGGAATCCTGCCATCAAATGATACTACTCTCCCAGGTCTAGGTTGAACTGCTTTAATAATGTTATCGTCAAGGTCATAAAAAATAGTCTCGCCACCCCAGTCACGATACCATTCATCATTTGTATAGAACATAACAGTTCTATTCTTAGCATCGATGTTGTCTATATGTGCTGTAGGTCTATCCATAGTCCTTAGCATATTAGTATAAACGTTTCCCAAAGTTTCGTATGGAGGGAGGTCGCAGACGACTGCAAGACCATCATAAAGAGCTTGACAAAGTGACTCGTCATCTTCATTACACTCAGGCGCACCTTTATGAATACGAGTCCAATACAATTTCTCTGCTTTAAGATTCTGATCGCGAATAGAATTCCTTAGCTGTTGCTTGGTGAACTCTTCTTTATATTGTTCTAGTTCCTCTGGAGTTCTCTCAACACGTAGAAACTTTTTACTGTGCTCTAGTGTATCGCTATCATTAGTACGAGCAAGAGTATAAAAGTTTTTAGAAAGGTACTGAAATATTTCTTTAATGGCACGTTGGTCCAGAACGCCATCATACACTTTAATATCATTTAGGAATTCCATTCAAGTGCCTCCGCGCAAATAGGAAATTGTTCGATGAAAAGTTTCTTGCAAGACTCAGCTACATCCATATGTTCTTTCTGCGTACCATTAGCAGTCCTCAGAGTTATATAATGGATCCACGAACGACACGAGCCTGTCATATAGATTTTGGTTGGTACTGCCAAAGGAAGCACAAAACGTGAACATTCCTTTGCAATCCCTACAGAAAGCATATGCTGATAAAGATCCATAGCAGAATCAAAGTGACGCTCAATAGCAATCTCAAGTTCCTGCTTAACAAAAGGATCTATATCATCAATACTATTCTGACGATTCTTTGTATCCTGACGACGCAATTCAGGTAGAGGGATTTTATCTGCCAGCATAGAACTGTCAGCATACCGTTGAGAAAACTCTTGGAATGTGAAACTCCTATGCCTCAGAATTTGAGCTGCGATTCCCCTAGTGGTTTCAATCTCCAGGGTCATTGTCGATTGCTCAAAAACAGACCAGTGGTTGTGCTTGATACAATACTTCAATAGACCTGCAACCTTAGGGTTGTCCTGGTTTGCAGGGTTACTCACCCTCGCTACGTACCCCATCATCTTCTCAGCATCAGGGGTGATAGAAACTAATTGTGCGTTATTCATTTAGATAAGCGAAGGCGATAAACTCCAGTGTCGATTACACTAGGTACAAAGTTCATTGAGATTGAAACCCTACGGATATCATCCGTAATAATTTCGGTCTCGTGAGTAAGGTTACTACTCCAGAGAAAGAGTATACCCTCTTTAGGCATCATAGTCAAGGTCTCACTGTTCCATTGGTTTGGTTTCCTAGGATTGGGTGAGAGGTATGGAGAAGTTTTCTCTTTAGAAAAATGGGTAAAGGTTATCCCAGGAGAGCCTTCAGGAAAGTTTAGATAGAATGTACCAGAGACAAAACAATTAGAATGACTATGCTTATACTGCCAACCATTCTTTCGCTGAACGTTTACCCAACACTCCGTGATGAAGTGCTCCTCAGTTACGTTCCAATTGTATACGTTCTGAGTAAAATCTGTATATGATTCCGATAGAAACTCTTCAAACTCTTTGATGAGAGGATGATCTTCATCTAGAAAGCTATTACCAGATGTATTCCAAAAATGCAGGAGGTCATTACTTAAAGGACAACCATCGACTCCGTGTTCAACGGCTCTCTTCGCCATCAACTCACGGGTAAGATCTTTCAGTTCTGCAAGCTTATCTGCATCCCATTTATAAATTCCCAACGGTGTGGAAAACATAGGTACGATCTGTTCTCTCATTACGAATCTCTAATAACACGATAGTGATATGCTCCTGCTGTAAACACAGAAGGAGTAAAGTTCATAGACACAGAAACTCGTGGTTCGTCACACGTAGTTGTATCCGTGTAGTGAGCAATATTAGATGGCCACAATACCAAATGACCTTCAAGACAATTTACTATGTGAGCAGTTGCATTGAATACAGTATCATCAGACTGGTCAAATCCAATGTAAGGACGGTTAGCACTAAGGTTGGTGTGAGTTAAGACCAGGGGAGCAGCTCCTTCAGGCATACTCACGTAATATGTACCAGATACAAATGAATTTGCGTGAGAGTGGATGACTTGAGATCCACCTTTTTTAGTAATGTTCACCCAACAATCAGTAACGAAAGGAACTGGGTTTGCGTTCCATCCACATACACCCATAACATAATCTTTGTAAGCAGACTTCAAGAAGAAATCAAACTCCTTAAACACTTCTACTTCTGGGTTATCTTCTAGAAGATGTTCACCAGCGTGCTGATAGAAATGATATAGATTCTTTTTGTAATTATTTTCACCAGCTCTAGGTTTCTTTACCGCAGTCCGAATAGCATTCTTAAATTCTTCCTGCAGTCCTTCAGGAAATTTATAATAACCAACTGGCGTAGAGAAGATAGGTTCAATGTGAACTCTATCTACACTACGGTATTCAACATCAACATTCATACCCAAATCCTTTCTGTGCTTTTTTACGAAGTTGTTTTTCTTTTAATTGTTGTTTAGCAACTCCAAGTTGCTTTCTCATATACATTATTTCTTCATCAGTATAGAGATGAGGTTTAACGTCAGCTAATTTAATTGCTGCCTTCGCCAAACGAATTTGATCCTTCAGTCTTGTCATTGTAGTAAGCGTTGTAGTAAGAGACGATTCCGCTAGAAATCCTATGTCCTTGGGAAACCCAATCGTGGCAACACTCATAAATTGATTGCGCATTTTGAGGGATTGTAACACTACCATATTTGCTCAGCAAAATTAGTAGACATTCTTCTCTCAGTTTTAGTTTCTCTTCGGAGTAACGCCAGTCGTTATCCATTTTCATCCTCGTTTAAAGTGTCAAGAACATCCTCATATTGAACTTGAAGATAACTAGGGCTACCATTCTCAGGCAGGCTATAACGTTCGGGATCAGAATAAATTTCAGACTCCAGTGCACTGACCAGTGACTTAAGATTCTTCAGGATTAGCTTGAGACGTTCCCTGTTAGGTTCCATAGGACTAGTATGTTTGAGTATATATTAGCATAAAAAAAGAGGGGTTGCAACCCCTCTCAATGTAAGTATTGTCCAAGCAATTACTTGGTGTACGTTTTACCACGATAGCAGAAAGTCCCGTGAGACTCTTTGCTTTCTACACAACGGGTATCATACTTAACACCACGATATGAGGTGTGGGTAATCTGTGCGTTGTGAAGTGCAGATGCTTTGTTGATCTGCTTCTTGATCAAGTTGAGTGAATTCAACATTTGGTTACTCCTGAAAGTAGAGGGTTTTTAATCCCCGTTCCTTCAGTCGTGTGCGTCCCAATACCATTGGCATTCTGGCGATGAGTCCTTAAGGGTCTCAACCAACTCAACCTTAAGCTGATTGTTAAGGTTGGTATTGTTCTCAATCTTCAGCATAATAGCATCAGTTTGAGTACAAGTGAGTGTTGTGTAGAATAGTACTTCTAGCATTAGGATGAACGGCTCCGTTCCGCGACTTACTTGCGTCCCCCTAGGGGGATGAACGTACAGACATTATACTATGTCCTATATTATTTAGTCAAGTGTTTTGGTATGAAGATACGAATTACTTTCTATTGCCCCACTGGACGTTAGGAAACGCATCCCTGACTACGTTCTCGGTGATTCTGTATTTTGTTTTAAGTTTTTTATCCTTTGCCAAGCAGACAACCTCAGCTTCAGACTCGTGTAACCCCTCCAGGAGACCCACAAACATCGACTCCCGCTTGAGAGCAGGAAGACTATCACCACCACCCTTCACGAAGTAACGGAGGATCCTATGCTCGGTACTGAGGCGTGTGTGCTCTGTACCCTCAGGCACTTCGTTTGGTTTGTAAGGAACGTTACCCTCAGGAAGATTTGACTCAATACTGGGATCGTAATTGATGATCAAGATCTTGCGAAGAGCTTCGC